GAGAGATTTGACTAAAGGCGGAGACGCAGGTTTAGTTCCTGAATCTTTTTTCGACCAAATTATCGCCAAGTTAGACGAAAGTGCAGCTGTTAGACAGTTCGCAACAGTCGTTCCAACTGGTGGTGGAGAAGATATCAAATTCCCACAAATAACAGCTTTATCCGCAGCTTCATTAGTTGCTGAAGGTGGAGCTATCGGAGAATCCGACCCTACATCAGCATCAGTCACACTAGGCGCGTTCAAATATGCGTATCTAGTTCAAGTTAGCTCTGAGCTACTTGCAGACGAAGGTGTTGATATAGAAGCTTTCCTAGCAAATGACGCAGGTCGTGCTTTAGGAAATGGTGCAGGTGCTGACTTCGCAATTGCAAATGGTTCATCAAAACCAAATGGCGTTATGAACGCTGCTGGAACTGGTGTCACTTGTGCAAGTGCTACAGTAATCACATCTGATGAGGTTATTGACCTCTATCACTCTGTGACTAGCCCATATAGAACAAATGGTGCTTGGATAATGAATGACGCTACTCTCAAAGAGATTAGACAACTCAAAGATTCCAACAACCAATACCTATGGCAACCTTCACTTCAATTAGGAAACCCAGCAACATTATTAGGTGCGCCAGTCGCAACTGATAGCAATATCGAGACAATCGCTACTGCTAAAAAAGTAATGGCTTGGGGAGATATGTCCAAATACTACATTCGTGAAGTAAATGGCATCCAAGTTGATAGAAGCGTTGACTATGCGTTCGCTAATGACTTAGTAACTTTCCGCTTTATCTATAGAGCTGATGGCGACTTGTTAGATACAAATGCAGTCAAAAGAATGGTTATGGGCTAATCCCCTACATCATTCTATTTTCGTCAGGCAACTGATGGAAGGTCTTTGTCCAGCAATGGACACTGACTGGAATACTTGAGGGGTTTCCAAAATCCTTCACTATCCGACTCTTCGAGTGTTCCAGTGAGTAATAAGAGGAGAAACAATGAAAATCAAACTACTCGTGGATATGTCAGGTCTATACAATGGCAGTCCAATTCCAAAAAAAGGCGAAACTTGGGAAACAGACAAGAATAACGCAGTTGACCTTATTGAAAGAGGTTGGGCTGAAGCTATGAAGTCTGCTCCTAACAAAACTGCCTCAGCAAAAGCTGGAAAAGAAAAAAGTTAATGCCTTATACCCAAAAAGGCAAAAAAAAGAAATCTAAATCCAAACCCAATAGGAAGTAAATATGATTGGTTATCAAGTAGCAAATGGCACTGGTCAAGTTGTCAAAGATTCAAAAGGGCGTATTGCTGTCAAAGCATTTGTCGATGGAACTCTAACTGACGCAGCAGCTGCGGTCACTGTGACTGTCACTGATGAAGGTGGAACAGTTGTCATTAATGCACAAACAGCAACAAAAGAATCAACAGGAATATATTTCTATGACTTAGGTATCGCTAACACAGCAGATGTCAATAAGTTGTATGCAGTATGGACTGGGACTTGGGAGTCAGTATCTCAGAAGCTAAGAAGCAATCACGAGATAATTGGTTTTCCAATATTTAGTGAAGCTCAAGCGAGAAGCTTTGATGTAGCACAGTTGACCTCAGCAAGTGACTATTCAGATGAAGCAATTCTTGATGAGAGGCAAAAGATAACTGAACTATTAGAACAATGGACTGGAGTTTCTTGGGTTTCAAGATATAACCGAGTGAAACTAGAAGGCGAAGGAGACAGAATAATCTCTCCACCTAGTTTTCATATAACAAAGGTTTTATCTTGCACAGTATTAGGAGAAACAGTTGCAACATCAAACTTTGAAATTGATAGCAATGCTGGATTCATCCACCGAAAGGATGGATTCTTTGAGAAGCCAACAAGTGCGTTTCCTCTTCCAGTTGTTATTGAATACGAATATGGATGGGACTACATCAGAAATGGAGTCGATAGAATCGGACTGAAATTATTAGTCGATAGAATCGTTGCATCAAATATTCCTGATAGAGCTACTTCCTTCAATGATGAACTTGGCAATATTGCTTTGGTCACTCAAGGTGGTGGATTCAAAAACCCTACGCGTATTCCTGAAGTGAACCAATGGATTGATGAAAACTCTGAACGAGTATTCGGAGTCTAAATGGCAATCAATTCAAAAATAAAAGTTCTTAGAGATAATCTAAAAACTCAACTGAGTGCAAGAGCTGCCCTTTCAGGTGTAGCGATATTCAAGTTCCCACCAGCGGATGAAGCTCCTAAAACAGAAATGATGTTTTTTGGAGATGCTTCGTCCAATATAGATTTTGAAACATTTGGGAAGTCATACTCAGAAGACTTAGATATCACAGTCTTTTGTTATGCACTCAAAGCTGGAGCTGGCGATTCAGTCGCAGCTGCTGCAAGAGATAGAGCGTTAGAACTCGCTCAAGAAGTTATAGACGAACTAGCAGATGACTCCACAATCAATGGAGCTGTGTTGGTTTCTAAAGTTAGAAGTTTCACTGAAGAGAATGGCTTGTCTGATGAAGGACGATTTTGTCAGATAGAAATTCAAGTAGAAGCTGAAGCAATACTATCGGAGTAAATAATGGCTAATAAAAAAATCAAATACTTTGCAAAAGTAGATTTGAATATCAAAGACAAAGATTTCCCAGCAGGAACTGAAATCACTGTCAAACAACCGCCTCGATGGATGGTTGAACAAGAACTCATAGTTCCTGAACACAAATTGAAAGAAGAGGAAGAATAATGGCATTCATTGCAGGAAAAAACTCAGGTGTTCTATTCGGAGCATTCAACCTCACAAGTTATTTCAATAATTTTTCATTTTCAAGAGATATGAACGCAATATCGACAACAATGTTTGGCGATGACAACGAATCATACATAGAGGGTATATCCACAGCGAGTCTTGATATTTCAGGTTTATTCGATGGTGGAACTGATGCAGTAGATGAAGAACTAGCTAATGCTTTTTCAACAACTACCGCTACCCCATTAACAGTCTTTCAAAATGGAACTACAGCAGGAGAACCTTGCGTTGTTTTGAACTCAAAAATTCAGAACTACACAATTGATTCAAATGTCAGTGATGCGGTTGGAGTTTCTTCAACATTCACTGGAGATAATTTTGGAAGAGGTTTGAGCTTATATGCTCTAACTAACACAAGTGCGACAGCTACTACTACAGCTGTTGACTTTGGTTCATCAACAGCATTTGGTGGACAAGCCTTTCTACATTGCACAGCTGACAGCTCTGCCAACATTGCAGTGAAATTGCAATCAAGTGCAGATAACTCGTCATTCGCTGATGTGACCGCAGGAAGTTTCACAGCTATTACTGGAACAACATCGGAAAGGATTGCTCCTACTGGCACTATCAATAGATATGTCAGAATGGTCATCACTGTCACAGGTGGTGCGGCAACCTTTCAAGTTTCTTTTAGCCCAAACAAGAAGTAATCAAAATATAACTATTAGGAGAAAATAATGGCATTCATTGCAGGAAAAGATTCAGCAATAACAATAGATGGCACAGCTCTCACTAGCTATGTGGATTCGATGTCTCTAAGTCGTGATGTTAATACATTAACTGTCACTTCATTTGGAGATAATAACGAAGCCTACATCGCTTCAGTTGCTGGTTTCAATATGGACATAAGTGGTTCATTTGATAGCACAGCTGATGCAGCTATCGCTGGAATGTTTGATGGAGCTGTAGTCGCATTCGACTTCAGACCAAATGACACTTCAGGACTACCTAAATACACAGGCAATGCACTCATCACAAACTACACAATTGATAGCTCAGCTTCAGACAAAGTCTCATTCTCAGCATCATTGTTAGTAACTGGTGCGCTCACAAGAGCAGCAATAAGCTAGTGTCGAAGAGGTCAAGACTAAAAGGCAAAATCAAGGGACTTGATACTCTAATAGAAGTATCAGGAGTAGATATTGCCTTTCAAGTCAAGCTAATTGACCAGTTAGGAAAAGAAGCAACCGACCTCTATAAACAATTCAATCAAAACTTCGGACAAATAGTAGTTAGTGACATAAAGTCAAAACTACCAAAAGACTCAGGAGCATTAGCTAGCTCTGTTCGTTCAGCAAAACTAAAAGCAGGTGTTGTTGTCCGAGTTGGAACTCCAGCTAAGCATCCTTATGCAAGATTGGTTGAGTTCGGTGGATTCAATCCCTATGGAACAACTATAAGAAAATCTGTAGGAACAAAAAAGTTTGGAGCGTCTGCGTCTCTAAAAATTAGAAATCCATTGAAAAGAAAATTGTGGAAACCACAACGAAGAGAAGGTTATTTTATCTTCCCTATCGTTGCTGAGAAGCTGCCACAACTACAAGCAGACTACATAAAACAATTAGATAAGTTAGTAGGAAGACTCTATGGCAAGGCTGAAGCCTCCATCCTTCCTTCTAAATTGAAATAGAGGACATATGTCAGAAAATAACGAATATCCAGTCATTGTGATTGGAGAAAAACAATATCTGTTGGACTATTCAGATATTACTGGGCTGGAGTGGAAAGAAGTAAAGAAACTCACAAAGCTCGGTGCAATGGAGGCAATAGGTCAGGCATCAATGCTTGATATGGAAGTTCTAGGAGCTTTAGTGTTTGTTATCGCTAAACGCGAAGATAAAACAATAAAGTTCGATGATGTCTTAGGTCAACTAAATATAAATTCAGTAAAGACACAAGATGAAATAGATGGAGATATCCCAAAAGCCT